AGAATTCTTGGTTGCCATCGTTAAAGGCAACAGAAGCCGTGGTAGCGGCTTGCAGAGTGTAAAGGGTGGGAGAGCCGGTCACGGTGAAAGTGGCGCCGCTCTGAGTGATGACGGGGCGACCGCTAGCAAGAGTGACAGAACCAACGCGCACAATCACGTCTTGGCTCTTCACCAGCTCAGTGGGATGGTAAAGCATGAGAAGATCCTCAATGGAAGGAAAGAATGATTAAGCGGCGCCATGCTTGATCAAGCATTGTCAACGCTTCCTTTGCCAATTAGTCTAAAAATTCCCCTAATTGGCGTGCCGAGGAACCGCCAATAATGAATAGCAATTTCCTCGTTTGGCAACAGTTCAAAACGCCCTTCTCTTCCATTGATTGTTGCTCTAGCAGAATCGCCAGGGACAATTCCTGATAGCGTTAATGGAGAAGTGAGACGCCCCTCCATATACACTGCAGTTTGATCTGCCCCAAGCAAATAATCGTACTGAGGATTACGCTTTTGCCTTAACGATGCGTAGTAAGTGACGCCTGTCGCAGCAGCTACGTAATTTCCAGTTTCGCTATCAAACGCATAGCCCGAAGCCACTGACCATACCAAAGTGGAATTAGCAAGTGGCTCCAGGAAATTGCTCATACAACGAAACCAACAGAAGAAGAAGGAAGCAGATTTAGCATCCGCTTGAACTCTTGACCATATTGAGTGGCATCTAGCCCCTCACCATATACCTTGCCTTCAGTGGCACCAATTTGAATGCCCATTTGAGCAAGCTGAATGGCAATAATGTGAGCAGAAAGAAACTTTACTGCCCTATCAGTTTGGTCTCCAAAAACGTCTTCTGAAGCATCAAAGGTGGCTTCAGTAATGGCGCCATTTACAATCCCCGATGGATGAGGACTGAATTCAGGAAACCGCTCAAGAAAACTTGCATAAGTGACGGCCATAATCAGGCTTTCCCAATGCGAATGTTTTCAATGCGCTTGTTAATAGCATTACGTACGCGCACACGGCCTTCAATTTTTTTCCAGCCATTCAGTTGATCGGGATCATGAATAAGCTCGATCATGCGGATGGCTTCCACCATTGGCATCTGAGAAAGTGTTTGCACATCTTGCGGAATGTCTTCCACCATGATTTGCTCCCGTACTTCCTCAATGGCTCCAATGTTCATAAGGCGCTTGACCGCCCTATTTTCACGAGCCACTTTCCATTGATGCTCTGGAATATCTTGATTAAGACCAGGCGTGAGTTGAATCATGCCAGTTTGCGTAATAATGCCAAACCCGCCTTCGCGGGGCGGGTTTTCAAGTTCGGGACGATAAGCAATGAGCATTGTTCAAAAGAAACAATTGTCCATAGCTTAACGTCCCTTGCTTGACTAACTATCCTCAGGCCGAAGCTTGAACGTAGATAACGCTCTTGGGATAGTACAGAGCCACGCCACCAACGCGGGCATGGGCGGGAACAATGAACTCAAGACCACGCTGTTGGGGCGGGAAGAGTTCCAGCGGCTGAGGAATGTGCAGTTGCAGTTTCTCAGGATCACGCTTATACACAACCATACGGTTGGTATTCAGCACGCTGTTGGCAGCATCCAGTTGGTTGATGGGCTCAACGTTACGGATGTAGGGGTTGGTACGCAGGAAGTATTCCAGCACGGTCACGTCCGAAGAGTCGGAATTGCGAGTGGTGGAAACTTTGTTGTAGTCCTCATAAGGCATGAGGATAGTGTCGGGCTGCTCCTTCATCTTGGAAGCGTTGATAATGGCGCTCACGCCATAGTTCAACAGTTCCAGCATTTCCTGAGCAGTGGTGCCACTATCGGTGAACCACTTATCGGCAGCAACAACGTCCACAGTGGAGTTGTTGAAGAAACCAGACAGACCGACGCTACTCTCACCGAACAGAGCCACATCTTCCACTTTCTCCTCATAGGCACGGCGCACAGCAGCAGCACGACGCTGCTCCAGGGCAATGTTGGCCATTTGAGCAGCACGCAGTTCCTGCACGGTGTAACCGAAGGAACCACCGAAGGATCGGATGTTGATGCTCTTCTCAACTTGGCTGATATCGGCGCGGGGCAGATCATCAGCAGCATCAGCGATCAGCTTGAACTCACCAGTGGAGTCCATGATGCGATAGGTGAAAGTCTGAGCGCCAGGGCCAGCTTCACTCGTAACAGGCAGGATGGTCGGATACTTAATATCCGCATACTGCACTTCAAACACTTGGGGGCGGATGTACTCAAGCTGACGCTCAAGGAACAGACCCGCATCATCCATACGGAATTCAGACATGGTTAAAGCCTCCTATCAATCGCCAGTGAGGGTAAACGAGGGGCCATTCAGCTCCAGAATCGCAACGCCATCACCAGTGGTGGTGGTCAGATAGCGAGCATTGGACAGAACGGCAGTCTTGCCAGAAATGACGGCGTTATTGAAACGACCGGCATACTTCACGCCAGTAGCAGTGTGAATCACGCGCACAGCAGTGGAAGGGTTGACAGCGCCATGCACGTACACGGCAACTGCACCTTCGCTGGCCACGTTCATCACTTGATCCACTTTCACACCAGGACGGCTGTTGGCATCCAAGGCGGTTTCGTCCACATAAGTGAGGACGTTAATGCCCAGGAATGTATCGCCAGATGCGGAAATGGTTTTAGCGCCAGTACCACCAGTGCCAGTGCTGTCATACACAACGCCATTACCAAAAGGAATGACGACGGCAGTTTCGTTGACGCGGGTGATAATGGTGTTATCACGAATGTCGGACAGTTGACCTTCCAGCAGTGCGTCGTGCTCCAGGGCATAAGTCTGTTGCACGCCACCAGCGGAAGGAGAGCCCGAGGCAGAGAAAGTTACGGCCATGATTACTTAGCCTCCTTGGAGATGGAAAGGGGCTTCTTCCAGGCGTTCTGCAGCATATCCATGTAAGCGGAAGGAGCAGAAACGGGAGAAGCAATGGAAGCTACGGCTTTACGCAGCTCGTCAGTGGTGGCAGAGTCAGAACGACCTTCAGAAAGAGTGTCGAACATTGCCTGCACGTAGTCGTCGCTTTTCTCAGAGAGATCAAGCTCATCACCACGCACTGCCTTAATGGAATCAACCATCACTTCACGGGCGGTTTTGCCAGTGAATGCATAGGCAGCATCAAGAACAGGCTTGGCTTTCTCAATGAGAGCCACGCGCTCTTCAACCATGGAATCAAGGTTGATTTCTTGAGCAGCAGCGAGTTCGCCTTTCAGCTCTTCTACTTGCTCGGCCAGAGCATCGGCGCGACCCTCAGCGGAATCGCACTTGCCCTTCATTTCTTTTTCCATGGCGTCCATTTCTTCCTTCATTTTGGAAGCCTTGGACATCATTTCATCGTACTTTTGCTTCATGTCCTCGTAGGACATTTTGGCGTCTTCGCGTTCTTTGGTGATCGCAAGAGCAACGCTCTCAGTCACCTCGAACTCGGCGCCATCAAAAACGACTTTTGCCGTCATGAGATGGTCTCCTCCATTAGAGATCAATGATGGGTCAGCAGCATCTTGCCTATCAAGATGAAGCTTCACTTGCGGGCCAGCGCGGCCCCGACGAACAACAGCGATGTGATTGCCGATGATTTCCTTTTGGATGCCATCGTAATGTTCACCGTTTTCTGTAACGCCAGGCGTGGGATCATAATTCACCCTATAGCCCGCGCTTACCTCACGAGCATCGCCTTTCATGATGCGCTTAATGGTGTCTTCGTCAGTGATGGTCATCACCGCCTTTACGAAACCATTGTCGTACACCACTTCAGTACCACTAAAGCCTACTTGGTAGTCCTTAGTATTCTCTGAATCGAGCAGTACAGGCGGATGCTCAGAAGTGATTGCCTTGCCCGCGAATGAAGCAAGACTATCGGGAGACGCCACTTCTGTTTCAGGACGATATTCGCGACGAATGGAACCATCACTATCTGTGTAGTGTTGGATGCCAGTCCGCGCGATTGAAGCCCACGCTCGAAGATAACCTTCTGGCGTGAGTTCGTATTTCTCAATAGGAGAGAAATCGTATCGGCAAGAAATGGTGCTCATATTCATACTTTATCAAGAAGCAAATGTTATACTTTATAGGCTTATGCAAAACGGAATAAATCATCGTGATGTTTTTGGCGCGTAGCACGACGGATGCTCTTAAACTTCCCCACCAAGAGGCTCGCATTCTCATTGCGAGTCGCATTAAAGAAGCCCGGCTTAATGCCGGGCTCACGCAACACGACGTGGCAAAAGAACTCCACATTAGTCAAAGCTCTTATTGCCGCATTGAAAAAGGCACTGCTCCGCCAGACTGCGTGCAGATTCGCACGCTCAGCGGCCTCTACGGAATTAGCGTGCTATGGCTGATGGGCTACCCATCTTTCATTGCAAAAATTAATTGATTTCTTGATAAATGCCGTTTATCAAGAAGGTCAATAATCAATCCTCATCATCGTCTTCGCCACGAATGCTGGCAAGTTGATGTTCAATGTCTTCCATAATGTAAGACTTCGCCATCGCCTCAATTTCAAACGTTAGGAACTTTGTCGGCTCAAAATGCTCATCAGGCTTTTCGTAAACGCTCATCACATAGATATGCGTTTCGTCCAGCCGTCCATTCTTAAAACATTGCTTCTCTACCAGCTCCCACCTAGAAGTGTTGCGATGCTCATTGGCGGAAAGAATAGAGAGAGCCTTTAAAAGACCAATGCCTTCGTCTTCTTCTTCGATAACGCGTACGTATTCGCTCATTGGTCTTTTTGACGACTCTCTACCATCTTAATGATGCGATTTGCCCACGCCCTACCAGCATCGCCGCCCCATAAAAGCCATGCAATATAACCAGCATCATCTTCCCCGCCACTTTTATTCTTTTCATGGCGAGAGAAAAATGCCGACATGCGCTTGATGGTGGCAAAGCTAATCTTGCTTCCGCCCGCTAAATCACCAGCACGAGCAACGCCGCTTCCAATGCCTTGCTTGCCTGCTTCCTGCGTTGTCAAGCCGCCCTTGCCGTGCTTCTTGCGCAGCTCTAGTCCGCGACGAGCAGCAGCCCTTACAGCCGCAGGAGGGGAGAAACTTTCGGCATCTCCCCTCA